CGGGTGTCATCGGTGGGCGAGCTTGTTGCATATGCCGACAGATCAATCATCACGGTAAACTTGGGGTCTGACCCACGCTGACGGCTGATGCTCGCTGTCACGATGCGGTAATATGCGCCTGAGAACGAAATGCCGTAATCGGAGTTCGCTTCAGAGATGTTGTGTTGAATAGCCAATTGGTATCTCCTTTAGGCGTAAGTTACTTCAGTGGTTCTAATATTAGCCACCCATCTAATGTTATGGCTCGCTTCACCGGTACAGGTGATAGCCAATGCGTTGTTCGTATTATCGGCTGAAAGAGCCATCCCCCAGTTGGATGAGTTTTGGATGACTGTAGTTGCACTGTTAGCAAGTGTGGTTGTGCCGCCATCGTTTACTAGCAAGCCTTCTATGCGCCATGAAGCATAGGCTTGTGCGCCGTTTTGCATCGCGGTTATGGTGCCGTCGAATGTAATAGCTGTGTCAGAATTAGCTACGATTTGGTTTGATGCACCACCGTTGCCGCCGGTAGTAGAGAGCGTTTTAGGCGTTGCATCGGTTGTAAGTCTTCGAAGAATAAACTGACCGCCTTGTGCGTCACCAGTAACCGCAAAAATACCAGCCGCAAATGCAATTTTACCAGTTCGATCTGCCTTGGAGTTAGCGCCGATACAAACTGAGTTCGCAGTTTCAGCCGTGGCCTGATAACCAAGCGCATAACTGCTGTCGCCAGTCGCGCTCGCAAAGCTGCCAATCGAAACAGAGTTAATATTACCAGCTTTCGATTGACGCCCCATCGCGATGCTGTTCGCACTGCTCGCTCCGTAGCTATTGGAATTGGTGGAAATAACCGCCGCAAGGCTGTCGGTGCCGGTTGATCTAGCTTGCCCGATTGCAACACCATCTTGGCCGGTGCTGTAGGCATTGTGGCCGAACGCGCTTGAGTATGCACTGGTTCCCGTAAAGCTGTTTGGGCCGATTGCTGTGTTTTGCCCACCTCCACCAGCGTAAGCGCTATAACCAAGCGCTACACTCTTGGTTGAGCTAGATGTAGAATTCTCTCCTATAGATATAGTATCGTGACCACTCGCATTTGCGTTTACCCCAATCGACACGGCATTTTGCGATCCACTAGCAGATGGCTTTGTAGATGACCCGTCATAGCTTTCAGCGAACAAATCGGGGGAGCCACCACCGCCACCAGCATCTGCAAAAGTAACAGCGCCAGAGCCATCCGTGGTAAGAACCTGACCGTTGGTGCCATCGGCGGCTGGAAGCCTATACTCCACCCCGCCGCCGCTGTCTCTGACAACAAGTTGACCGCGCACTGCAAAACCGGCGGTTTCAGTTTGCGCCTTCAGCACAGTATTGTGATAAAGATTTACGCCGCCGCCATTGTAGACGTCGAGCATGCTCTGGCCAAAAGTATTTTGTATTACCAAGCTTGCGGCTTGCAGCCTTAAATCCCCAGTGCCACCCTCGACGATGTAAGAGTTTGAGCCGTCATGATATATTTGGAGATCATCAGATGCCCCAAAAGTAAGTCTATCTTGATCTGCTGCACCACTGTCGGCAAACTTAATCTCATGGCCGTTAGACGAAATATCGCCAGCCATGTTTCCGCTTAGAGAACCACCGCCGCCAGCATCTGCGAAGGTGACGGCTCCAGAACCGTTTGTAGTAAGCACCTGATTAGCAGAGCCGTCAGAGGTAGGTAGGGTGTAAGCACCGTTGACGTTTAGTGTGCCTGTCGTTTTTAGGCCGCTGCTGGTTGTCTCAGCCTTTTTGGAAGAATTGTAATATAGATCCACACTCCCGCCATAGGTGGCAGTAAGCAATGCGTGACCACTGGCAGCCTTTAACTCAATATTTGTTGCAGCAATTTGAAGATTGCCAGAGCCGGTTTCTGTGATGAGTGAGTGACCAGTTGCGCCGTTGTGGTACAGCTTAAAATCATCTCCCGCGCCCATGATTAATTCGTTAGCACCAGAGCCTGTTCTATCGCCAAGCTTTATTGCATGGCCGTTAGACGAAATATCGCCAGCCATGTTGCCGCTTAACTCAATATCCGCAGCCGTAGCCCCGATAAACACAGTCGCAGATCCGCTAAGGTTAATCGCATTGTTTGAGTTGCTGCTTTCGCTCACCGTGCGTGTAAGGGTGGTGCCAGAGCTTGTATAGGTGCCTGTGCCTATCTCAAAGTTGCTGCCATCCTCAATGACGTAGCGAACCACATCTGCGTTTGCCACGCCAGCATCAGCAAAGGTCTGATAGCCATCCTCGGCACTGCCAAGCGTAATTGTTCCAGTGCCTGTGGTACTGGTGGACATCTTTGCCCGATTTTTAAGAACGGCCATTGCTCAGCCCCTTATGCTGGATCTGGAATGCGAATATCTGATGCTGTCAAAGAAAATGTGTTTCCAGAGGTCACAGCCTGTGATGAAGATAATGCGCCAGTAGCAAGCAAGCGGCTGTTGCCAGTATCAGTAATCGCATAATGCGTTGCCGTGCCGGTGGCAGTCACAGATGCACCAGTGATAGCCGACAGCGTAACCTTGCGCCCGTTTGGCGAGGCATTGGCTGGAGCCGAAATGCTTATGCTGGTTGTGTTGCCCAGAGACGCAGAGCTTGTTGCTGCCGAATATGTGGTTGGCTCAGATGAGCATATATCAACTCTATTTGCTTCCGAATCCAAAACGGTCAAACCGTTATCTAGTACCCTATCATTCAAGGTTGCCATTTTAGTAACTCCTAATCTTAATGCGCTGCCCCGCGCTGTTAAATTTTGCCTCTTCGCTGTCTTGGTTTATACCATCAATTGCGCTTTGCAGCAATGCCGCCCATATTTGGATACGGCCATCGTCTGCCAAGTAAGGCGCACTATGCATAAGAGATCCGTAAAGGTACGCATCAGGATAGTAAGTTAGAAGCCAATTTGTAGCGTTACTATCGCTCAGTGCTGGTGGTTTACCATAATAAACCATCTCAATGGTATGATCTGAAGCTGGGGTAGGAAACAACTCTAACGATCCATCAGTAATAGCAAAGAACTGAGGTATGCCCGATGTATCTTTATTGTTTTCGCGCATCTCCATCATGGTTCCTTGACCCACCATCTCAAGCCGCCGCGTGTTGTCGCTTGTAAGGCTGAACCTGATTGGCTCCATAAAGTCAGAAGGAAAAGAGGTGTATTGTGCGCTTACAATAGCTGTTGATCTTTTCTCTTGCCGCCAATGTCTGATTTTGCGGTTAAAGTTAGCTTCAGCCAACGCAATGAAACTAGGGATTGTTGACGTTAGATCATCCCTGTTGAGAAAATCAGCTATGCTGGATTTTAGTTCATTGTAATTTGTAATAGGCATTTTCTTCACTTTCTATTACTTTTACCAAATAACGCTTCTGCATTGTGCCGGTAGCTTCTTGCCGAATAATCTCAATGCTTTTATAAAATGGATCACTACGCATTAAGCCCAGCCCCATATCATCAACTTCTATTTCATATTCTGTCATTTTTTTATGCTCTCTAGGTATTCCACCAGTGACATCATTTCTTGCCCCAACGGTTGAACCTCTTGCGGGATCACCTTGTTAAATTGAGTATATACATTTGGCCTATATTTTCTATTGCTTAAACCTAAATATTTGGCCTCTTTTGCAAGGCTCATAGCCCTACCTTGCACCATTGCGCTTACTTCTGGCGGTGAAAATTTCTTATCAAATGTTGCCAGTCTGTCCATTACCTCTTCTCGTGCTAAAGGCATAAACTTTCTAAAATCTTCTGATACATCATAAAACCCTTCTGCTTCCGCTGGCGCTCTGTGAATTACGCCACCTAACCCGCTTTCTGGTGTGTATCCCGATGTTCCAAAATAGGATTGGGGCGGGTAAGGGTCATATATTACCTCTGGCACTTCACCATACTTAGACAAGCGCGTTCCGTAAGCCAGATCACGCTCCATGCCACGAATGTTAGGGTTGCTTAAATGTTGCAATGGATCAATAACTGGACGAACTTCATCGGAGTAATGGAACAAATCAAGCAAGCCTTTTGCTAACTCTGAAACAGCTTTCAAACCTTTAGCCATTATTTGCCCCACTTCTTGATGATTTCGTCTAGCTCATCACGCTCAATACCTTTTGGCATACCCTCTGGATCTACAGCCCAATCTGGCAACAATCCTGCTTTTTGATCCGCAAACACTGTGTCAGCACCCAAAGCCGTGGCATTTTGGTCTGCAAACGGCCCGCTGTTTAACCAGCTATTTTGGCCGCGTGTCTCAGTTGTCATGGCCTTGCGAGCTTCTGGGCTAAACATCCTGCTATGCTCTAACCATGCGCGTTCTTCGCCTTTTGCTCTGAATTGAGGGTTTCCTGCACCTAAATGACCGAACATATCATGCACAACGCGAAAAGCGTCATTTGCAACAGCATCTTCCTTATCGCCAACTCGACCAACAAAACCTAATAATGGGTTGTCTGAAGCGTCAAACTCACCCGATCCGTAGCCAAAGTCAGTAGGGAATACAGTTAATTCCTTGTTTTCCACAACATCCTGATAACCCATCGCGGGGCTTTTGGCATATGGATCTGTCTGACCGTCACGCAGAAATTTAAAATCTATGCCGGTATCTCTTAAAGCTTCGTACTGAGCCATAGTTTCGTTTTTAAGAGCTTCATATGCTGCTTTTACGTCTGGGTTATCTGGATCGTGTTTCATGCGCTCATACGCTGCTGCAATATACTTGGCTCGCTGCTGATCCATTTCTGGGTATTCAATGTATTCTGGAATATCTATGCCAGCTTCATCCATGTATTTGCGAGATGCGCTTTGCACTTCAGCAATTGGCCTTGAAGAAAACCTGCCCTCATCTGGGATACCTACCGCTGCCGGTCTACCCTTTTCTGGCAAATTCATTACATCAGGGTTTGCCTCTAATGTATCTCCAAGAAGATATGGCCTTGATCTTTTGACCATAGATCCAAACTCACCGGCTTTATCTATTAATCCCGCATAAGGCGCGACCATCATTTCAACAGGGCTTTCGTCAACAAGTGCAATTAAATCACGACCCATCCTGTCGCTAGACTTTTCATCTTGAAAAAATGGAAACCCCTCAGAAAGAGATTGGGCTGTTGATACCGTTGCGCCTGTTGCTGATCTAATTGCAGGATCTAAGGCCAGCAGCAATTTTGGCAAAGTAAAAACAGGGTTCATAGAGGGTACTTCGTAAGCGTTTACTGCATCACTCAAATCGGATGCCGCTTCCCTTAAATACTGCCTACCGATACTTTCACGCGGGTCACGGTATTCTGGCTGTAAAGCGCCTCTGTTAGACATTAGCCAATCTATAAATCCAGACATCAGCCTTTAACCTCTGCAAGATATTGCTCTATTTCTTTTTCTGTAGTGTCTGGATCATTTAGCAAATATGAAAGACCAACACTTACCGGCAGACCAGCAGCCGTAAGATTTTTTAAATGCGAAAAAGCTGGGTCAAATCTTGCAAATCTTGATCTAATTCTTGTCGCATCAGTTGTGATTTGATCGGTAGATGGTTTTCGTGCCGCCGCTTGAAATTCCTTATAATCCTTGTAAATGTCTGGAACCTCATCAGGACGGGGAGAAAATGGGCCACGATCAATAATGTTTTCTAATCGGCCATATGTAATTCTTCCACCATCTTGAGATGAAGGGATCTCCATAGTTTCAAGCATAGCATTTGCAATTGTATCAGTGGAAATAGGCGATAATGGTAATTCATTGGGCGCTGAACCCGTTACGCCTTGCATAAAATCAATTCTTTTTAAAATGTCGGGATCATCGTCTTTACCCGTTAAAACATCAGATAAGGGAAAATTTAAAGGCGCTTCACTATCGGTATCAATGCCAACTCCAGATTTTTGAAATTGATTGAACAATTGGTTTCCATCATCGGCCCTAAGATAGGGATTTAAACCTCTGTAATGTGCTCCTTTAGCGTCTGCTGAGAAATCAAATGGATCGCCACGCCTTACCAGCAAATCATACATACCGCTGTCATCTCTGTCAGTGTATGTGTTGGAAACTGCTGGGTTGTCTGATGTGTAAACAGGACGATCTGGATCATCAAACGCAAATCTGTCTATATCACCGTGAGAGGATGACCCGTGAAATTGTCTTTCCTCTGGAATAAAACCAAGTGCTCTGGCACGATCCATCCTTGAGGCCGTATCCATAGTCATCGGAGTATAATTAAACATCGTTTGCGGATCTGCTTGGTTCATCATTTCATCTGTAACCGCTGAAGCATTGCCTTGCTCTCGCATTTGCAAGATCCGCTTTGCCATTTGCTTTTGAGGCGTGTTAGCCACAATATCATCAGCCTTTAACAAATACCCAAGCAAAGTTTGCCCAAGATCGCTAACTGCTCTTAATCCACGACCTGACATCTAACACTTCCACCTTTTACGCGCAGCCTTGCCCCGTTCACCCGTCCAACCTTGTGATCTGGCGCAAAACGATTTCTTGCGAG